GTTCAGTTACACCAATGTACCAGAATGGACGAAATAATCCGCCAACTGGCCGTTCAGGACAATAGATCTTCTCGAACGTGGTAGCCAACCGAGGTGTTGGATGGTAAACCAAATCGCCGAAATGTTCGACGCGCATGGTCATGCCAGAATAAACCTGACCATCCTCAGCTTCTACGAAGTAGACAGAGTTGCCGAGACTAGCTCGTGCAGCTTTGAACTCTTTCATAATAGCCGGAGAAGAGGTGTGGATCACCTCGTCATCACCGTTGTTGATAACACCAATGGCTTCCTTATTTTCAAGGAAAGCTTTTTCGTTACCAACGACCTTCATGCCTAGCACATGGAATATGTACAAGGTTTCGATCACTTTGTTCACCTTCGCGACAAGTGACGTGGCAGCATGACCTGACCGATTCCCGCAAACAACCTGTTTGCCTGAACCCATCGGGTTACCTACCACCGTACCTTTCTTTCCTTCTAACTCGAGAGGTCTCGAGTAGTAAGGAGAAAAGTACAGTTTGGATGAAGCTTTTGCGATCCGTGGATCCCAAAATTCAGCCATCACTTCGTGAAACACGTCCAATGCCTCTTCGGGCATGCTGCGGTCGTATTCCTTAACGTCGCCAGCCCAGATGTATTTCCAGTTAACGATGCTGGATATTTGATCACCTGTGTTGACGTGCCATGTATCGGGGAAGCGATCGAACAGACACTGCATAGTACCAGTCATCACAATAGACAGAAAGCAATTTATGCTCCATGGTCCGGCGTGAATAACCCGAGCGCGCGTAGCGCTAAAGTCATCGTATTCCGTACCGTCTATTCTCACGGTTTTGTCGGCATCAAAGCTGCGACCTGAGGCTCCGTTGGAAAGAGCGTAGTCAAGGTCAAAAACCTGACGTTTCTTTCCTGGTGTATCCACCTGGTCTCGCTTCTGGATGTACATCATGTAGATGGTCTCGAACTCGTTAGCCAATGTAATGGCGTCGTCCTGTTCCACTGCATGCAACATCTTCTCAAACCGATCAGATTGGAACAGGAACAGCGCAAAATCCTGTTTCCACTCGTGGTCGGTAGTGTTACGACGAGGCCCACTAGCTGACTTTTTCGTGATCTTTACAGGACTAGGTTTGTATTCTGAAAACACCAGTCTCCACACGTTAATAGCGATTTGCCGCTGCACAGCGTTGTAACCGGGCTGTAACCCAAGTTCAGCGCGATACGTTGCGTTGTTCACCATCGTGTAGCTCATCGGATTCATCATGTAACCCGGAACAGTCCTAAGACGGTCGAAGGTCGTATGAATACCATTGTCAGTAAACTTGTCAGCGTTCATGCTAACCGGCAATTTATCGTTCAACTCGTTAGAGAACTTGCGCATAAACGCGAGAACACGAGGATCGAACGAAAACATGCCAGGAAGCGTTTCCAATGGCCTTCTGCTAACCAGAGGTTTGTTGTGTGAACCAACACCGTTGCCGAACATATTGGTCAAGCTGCCAGGAACCATGTCCGGTAGCCGACCGTATCGAGAGTAGTAGTCCTCCTCTCTAACCGTGATGGAGTCAGTCATTTTCCATCGTCTCCAAGAACGTCTACACCTTCTGCTTCAAGGTCGACGTGGCTCAAGGGCATGTTTGGAGCGTCGAAAGCTGTGAAAGCTTTGACGTTGCCATTGCCCCGCGTAAAGCCTGCCTTCTCTTTAGCGTAGATGCTTGACTCCTTTTCGGCGTCAGACATTGTCTCGCTGCGCCGTGCCGCCTCGATGAGGTCAGCGACGGCGCTGTGATAAGCAACCTTTTCCAGTTTGAAACCAACACTTTCAAATTCTGGACCGTAGTCGGCGCCCGGCACACCGGTCAAAACGACCGCTTGATGTTGAAACAGGTCTTCGAAAGAAGCCCAGCAATCGAGGATTTTAACACCCTCAACGTCGAACATCAATACAGAGTTCGCGTTTCGATCAAGGAACAGATCTTTGATAGACTCGACTACCTCGAAACTGAGGAGCGAGTCAACCGGCACACTGTTCATAAGTGGGCAGACCAACCGAATTGGCTTATGATCGGCTTTCTTGTCGGAAGCCGAAGCCAGGAAATCAATCAACATGTTGACGTTCCTTTGGGTTAAGGTTAGTAACAACTGTCTTGCCGTTAGGCATATACAGTTCCATGTATACGTCGTCACCATAGGTGCCGGCGCGAGCGTTTTCCATGATGGATCGAGCAACCGATGGATCACGAACAATCAATAGCGAAACGACCGGCTGCGGTCGACTCACTCCTCTTCCACCAACGTACAACGTGGCGGTGACGCTTTCGTTTCCATTCGGGTTGCGTCGCATGAAGTGAGCAACTACGGTTGAAGTCGGGTGTCTAGAGTCAGGGACGTCCAGATCCGGATTCAATGCCGATTCACGTTTTAGGTTCATCTACAACCACCTCGTCTTGATCCGTCATTCCCAGAAGTGCTGCTGTTTCAATCATGTAATTGCGTTCGGCCTCATAGAATGGACCGCCTGTAATTAAAGGCTTTATCTCAGAGGTCCCCATCCCAAGGTAGAAGCATGACCGAACTAACAATTTGTTTTGTTCGTATGCAAGCTCTTTAGCTTGATCTAGTTTCAAGAAGATCTTCAATTTCCGCTCCGTAACACAAGTAAAGTTTAGCGCACTTCGTTCACAAGAAGTCAGGATTCTTAGAAAGTTCCGAGCAAAACCGAATTGCGTCGGTTTTGTCGATTCCGTTCATAACTCTGAACTTGTCGATGACTTCGAGCAGCTTATAAATCAGGCCGGGTCTAAACATCATCGAAATATATGGCATGTCCAGAAGGTATTCCCTCAGGGCGCCGAGATCAATCTCGGTCTCATCCTTCACGACGTAGATCATAGGCCAGACGGCCGAGACAACGTTGCGAGCGGACATACCAGACACACTACACACCTGACTCGCAAGCGAGACGCGCGCATAATTAGCATCTGAAGGAAACGCAGGCATGTAGCCCAGCCCCTCCTTTCGTATCAAAACGTCATCGATGTCACGTTCTGCATTTTTCATAACTTACTCCACTTTCGTTTCGTAACCGATTCGACAGTCTTTAGCTAACGTTTCGGGAGCTTTTCGGAGCTACTTCCTCTTTCCAATAAGGGCGGAACAGTTAACGAGTTTTAATCGCGCTCTGTTCCCCACTGACCGTTGATGTTATCACAGGACAGCTTGACTTCGCTCCAGCCACCTCGCGTTTTAAGGCAAGGACAAAAATTTTGTTGACGGGGGTTTAAGCCGTCTCAGGATGGAC